CATACGGCGGTAAAGATTTCATCCTCAAAATGGGCAACGGAGTTTCCGGTGCCGTCACGTTTCAAGACAGCGGTGACACGGTCACCAAGAACGGTCACGGTCTCCTGAATGGTGACGTGGTTCAGTTCTCGGCGATTACCTCAACCACTGGGATCTCGATCAACACAGATTACTTCGTCGTCGGATCGACCACGAACACCTTTCAAGTTGCGCTCACCGAAGGCGGAGCGGCTATCGCTCTGTCGACCGACGGCAGCGGGACCCTCGTTGAAGGGTTCAGAATGCTTGGCGGCCTACGTGCCGCAAGCCTTTCGCTGAACGCTGAAGCGATCGACGTCACCCACCAAGGATCTTCCCAATGGAAGACCCTCTTGGACGGTGCCGGAATTAAGTCCGTTTCCATCAGCGGAAGCGGCGTATTCGAACAGGACGCGTCTTTAACGCGCATCCGCACAGACATCCTGGCGCAAACCTTGCGCAACTTCAGAATCATTGAGCACTCTTCTGGCGATTATTTTGCCGGAAGCTTCAAGATGACCTCGCTCGAGCGCGCCGGTGACTACAACAACGAGCAAAGCTGGAGTCTAAGTCTTGAGTCCAGCGGAGAAATCTCTTATACCTCAGTGGCATAATCTATAAGGTTTCACTCGTAATAAGGGGTAGTTCGTATGGCTAACAAAGCGGTCGGTGAGATGACTCTGGTTCTAGAGGGTAAAGAATACCTTCTCCGACCGTCTTTTAGGGCCCTGAACGAAATCGAAGACCGTTGCGAAATGAGCATTCTAGGCCTCACAGAGCTCATCACCAAGAATCAGCTCAGGGTTAAGCACGTGTCTGGAATACTTTGGGGCGGCATGCTCGGTGGTTCAGAGGAGGGGGGCTTGCCGCTCCCTTTCAGTTTCGAAGAATTACACGAGAAGATTCTGCAGTCTGGCTACATGAAAATGACCACTGCTGCTATTCTATTCTTGAACGGAGCACTCCGTGGCCGCGTGGTAGAGGGCGAAACACCTGTAACGCGAAAGGCAGAAAAAAAAACGAAGTCGTAGCCGGATCCGGCGACCTTAAATGGCTCGACTTCATGAGGGTGGGGCTAGGGACGATGCGACTTTCTCGTCGAGATTTCTGGTCGTTAACGATGGCTGAGTTTTGGGCCATCTACGACAGCATGTTCGGCAAAGCGCAAGAACCAATGACCCGCTCGAAGTACGAAGAAATGAAGGAACGCGAGGCCGAACGATCTCGGGCCCGCGCTATGAAGCTTCAGGGGGCAAAGGTTTAGATGGCGAATATCGAAGAATTAGTTGTAGAGATTTCAGCAGACACGAAGCAACTCGTCGCTGAATTAAAAGCCGCCACCCAAGCGACCAAACAAGCCACCGACAGCATGACCAAGACCGTCGAGGATTTCTCGACGAAGTCCTCCGACAAGGTGGGTTTCTTCGAGAACGCCATGTCCACGATGGCCGGTGTTATTGGGGGCAATCTCGTCCTCGGTGCGCTGAATACCGTTAAAGATGCGGTTCTTGGGCTGGCCAATACAATGATCACTGAAGGCGTTGCCGGTGCGATCGCCCAACAAGACGCTCAAAACCAGCTGAATCAAGCCCTCGCGCGCGCGGGTGAGTACTCTAAGGCTGCGGCGAGTGATTTCGAAGCCTACGCATCCTCTATTCAAGCCACGACCAAATACCAAGACGACGCCATTCTGAGCGCTGGGGCCCTGATCCAGAGCATGGCCCAGCTTTCCGAGCAAGGCCTGAAGCGTGCCACGTCGGCCGCCGTAGATATGTCCGCAGCCTTGGGAATTGACCTATCTTCCGCTGCAAGAATCGTTGCCAAGGCGGTCGATGGAAACGTGGAAGCCCTTGGACGTTACGGGATAAAGGTACAAGAAGGCGCAACGAAGTCCGAGACCATGTCGAACGTGCTGGATACTTTGTCGAAGAAATTCGGTGGAGCAGCCACCGCTCAAGCGCAAACCTACAGCGGGCAGCTCGCCATCATGAGTAACAATTTCGGCGAGGTCCAAGAGGCAATCGGCGATACCATCGTAAAAAACCAGTCGATCATTGAGGTGATGAAGGTCGTCAACGGAATCGTTTCGCAGATGGTTGCCGTTGTTGGAGAAAACAAAAAAGCTTTTACCGAACTAATCGCGCAAGGTTTAGTCCTCACCATAAACGCAATGAAGGAATTGTCCGTAATAGCTGAGCTCATCATTCAGACGTTCCGTGGCGTAGGCGCTGCGGTCGAAAATACTTTCGGTGCCATCGGTGACGCGGCTTCGGCTTTGAATATTGCTCTCACCGGCGACTTGAGGGGCGCCTTGGATTACTTCACCAGCTCCGTTATAGCGGCGGGTGTTGCGACCGACAAGGCGTTCTCTGACCCCACGGTCTTGACCCCTATCACGAACGGTCTGGGCAAGATGGGTCAAGCCTCCGAAGAGGGCTACGCGAAGGTTATCGCCGGGGCCGACGGTGCGGATCCTAAGGTAAAGAACCTGTCCAAGTCGATAAACGAGCTCACGGCCGCGCAACTTGCGGCTGCTGAGGCCGGTGCAAAGCTTGGTGAGCAGCTCATTGAGCAATCCGAAAGCGCCGCCGCAATCCAAGAAGCCGAGAACGAAAACCTCGCCATGTCTTTGGAGTCGAAGGCGATTACTGAGGAAGAATTCTGGGCCGCGAAAATGGAGGCCCAGGACGCACGATACGCCGCCGAGCAGGCCCAGCTGGATCAAGCCCGCAAGACCAACATGCGCAGCGAGACCCAGTACCATAAAGCTACCCGGCAGCTGGAAACTCAGCACGACATGGACCAGCGCAAGATGGCCGCCGAGAAGATGAAATTCGATCAGGAGCAGCAGAAACAGCAACTGGCCAATCTGCAATCCACCTTCGGGACCATCTCGAGTTTGTCCACGTCCCATAACAAGCAACTCGCCGCGATCGGCAAGGCAGCAGCCATCGCCAACGCGACGATAGACGGCTACGCAGCGGTCCAGAAGGCCCTTGCTAGCGCGCCGCCTCCGTTCAACTACGCTTTAGCCGCGGCCGTAGGCGTGGCCGCAGCGGCCAACGTGGCCAAGATCGTGGGAACCCCGCTCGCTACCGGTATCGATTCGGTGCCCGGCATCGGGTCTAGGGATAATTTCCCGGCCATCCTGGCCCCCGGTGAGCGCGTTGTTCCACGTGAAACAAACCAAGACCTGACCCGATTCTTAGAATCTGGCGGTCAAACCCAAGGAAACAGCGCTCCGGTGGAGATTATTTTGACGATGAAGGACAACATCATGGACTTTTTCGAGGCACAACTTGTCGAGCGCTCCAACCTTTCGCTCTCGCTGAGGGGTGTGTAAATGGGCCAGCAGGTCAAATTCTATAAAAAGAACAAGCTGGATATATCCAACGAGGTCGCGGTTCTCACGGCCAGCCAAGGCAATGACTACGTAGACTACGTGCGTAACCGCTCTAACGAATCCGCGTGGGTCACTACCGGTTCGGTTGACGCCGACCTGACGTCCCTCGAGGTGGATTTCGTCGACGAGCGGGACGTGGATTTCATTTTTTTGGTAAAGCACAACTTCAAGGCCTACACGATTCAGTACTGGAACGGATCGTCCTACGTGGATTTTTCAACGCCGATCTCCGAGACCACGAACGCCCTGGACGTCACCGTCCACTCGTTCACGAAGGTTTCGACGAGCAAGATAAAGCTGATTGTGCAAGGGACGATGACCGCCGACCAAGACAAGTTTCTTTTTCAATTCATCGCAACGGAATTCATCGCTCAATTTGACCGCTATCCGGTTATTCGCGACCCGGCTTTTGATCGAAACTTGGCAAAGACAAAGATGCTTTCGGGTAAAACTGCGGTGGCCGAAAACGTCGGCGGCTTTGAGGTCACCCTACGGCTGGTCAATACAAAGACCGCGGCTGACTTGGCTATCTTTGAGTCGTTATTTTTCTCCCTTGACGGCTTTCTGGTCTGGCTATCTGGCGGAGACGAAACTCAATTCTTCACGCGCATAAAGGGCTACCGAAAAGAAGATGTGTATTTGATGAAGTGCTCCAACGATTATTCTCCTGAATTCGTGAAGAGCCTATACGACTTCGGTCTCGACGTGAGCATGAAGCTTGTTGAGGTAGTAGATTAAATGTATCGAGTTTATATAAACCCATTTGACGACGATGGGAATTATACTGGGTTTGTAGACGTTACGAAGTACGTAAACATGACTAGCGTTTCTGATATTACCCAGGATATCGATTCTGCCGAGTACCAGCTTGGAGTGTTCCGCTATCCAAATTTGCAGCTTCGGTTGAATAATCAATCCGGCAAGTTTTCCGACGTAGAAGTTGTGCAGTCGATCTTTAGGTTTCGCCGGGCCGATTCTCAGGTAAAAGTGACCTACTCGGTTCAAGAAGAGGGCCCTTATTGCGGAGTTGTAATTTGTGGTGAATGCTTTTTATCCGAGGAAATCACGCTCTACACCGGCCTGATCAACGACGAGTCGTTTTCGACTTCGGTTAAAAACCAAGACGTGACGGTCCGGGTCCTTGGCTTTGAATCTGTGTTTACTCGTAACGTAGTCCCTTTTTCATCACTCTCCAATGGCATGTTAGTCTCCGAGGCTATCTACGAAATTCTGAACCAGGCTGGCATTACAAAGCTGCTTACTGTGGACGTCGCCAACATCAACCCAGACCTCGACCAAGCAATCGACAGCGTTGCTCCGTTTGCCACGATGACGGTTAAGGAAGCGCTCGACAAGCTTCTAGTCACCTCCAACAGCGTG